ACCAGCTAAGAAAAAAACTACAGCAAAAAAAACAACTACTAAGAAAAAGTAGTATCATCTATATTTATAATACTCCGGTAAAACGGAGTATTATATTTATCTAATTGGAGTAATTATGAAAAAATCTAAATATATGGCTGGCGGTGGCAAGTCAGGAATGAAAAAATCTAAATACATGGCAGGTGGCGGTAAGTCTGGTGTTGAGGTTGGCAAAGAACAAAATGTTATGCAATACAAAGATTACGTTAAAAAAATGTTTGGTGGCGGTATGACTTCTGAACCAGCTATGAAAAAGAAAAGAACTAAAGGCATGGCAGGTGGAGGTAAATCTACTAAATATATGTCTAGAGGTGGTAAGAGCTAAATACAGTTCTAATGACCAAAAGAAAAAGAGAAAATCCTATACCTAAAACAACTAAGGGTAAAGGTGCAAACTATCGCCCTACTAAGTCTGGTGCTGGTATGACTAAAAAAGGAGTTGCAGCATATCGCAAAGCAAATCCAGGTTCTAAGTTAAGTACAGCAGTTACAGGTAAGGTAAAAAAAGGAAGTAAGGCTGCAAAACGCAGAAAGTCTTACTGTGCTAGGTCTTTAGGTCAATTAAAAAGAAGTTCAGCTAAAACAAGAAACGATCCTAATTCAAGAATAAGACAGGCTCGTAGAAGATGGAAGTGCTAATACTATGGCAATATCAAGAACTAATATGAGAAACCAGATACAAAAAGCACCTGCATCTAAAAAAAAGGTAAGCAAAACCAAATCTGGAATAACTATAACTAGAATTAAAAAAGGATAGAAAATGGCAACAAGCGGTACTCATACATTTACTTTAGATTTAAGCGACATTATGGAAGAAGCTTATGATCTATGTGGTCTTGAGTTACGTTCAGGCTATAGTTATAGAAGTGCAAAAAGAGCACTTAATCTTGTTTTTTTAGAATGGCAAAATAAAGGTCTTAATCTTTGGACAGTAGAACAAGGTACTGTAACTTTAAGTTCAGGAACTAACACATATAGTCTAGATAGTTCTGCCATTGAAGTAATAGATGCTTTTATTAGAACAGATGCAGGTAATGTTGATAAACAGTTTCATCAAAGACTAAATAGGATTTCAAGAACTGAATACAATCATCAAGCAAATAAATTAAATAAATCTAAACCTACACAATTTTTTGTAGATAAAAATACAGGAACATTACAAATTGTTTTATGGTCAACACCTGATGCTGCTGAAACTTATACTTTAGTTTATGATTATATACAAAAAATAGAAGATGCAGGAACTATAGCTAGTAACAATGCTGATGTGCCATCAAGATATCTGCCTTGTTTAACTTATGCTTTGGCATATAACTTAGCTACTAAAAATCCTGAAGCATTACAAAGAGTTCCATTAATTAAACAAAGATACGAAGAGTTATGGAATGAGGTTAGTGATGCTGATAGAGAAAGAGCACCAATTAGATTTGTACCTGATCTAGCAACATATAGGTAAGTAATGGCATACGCAAGAGGAAAAAAAGCATTAGGTCAATGTGACAGATGCGGATTTACATACAAATTATCTGAGTTGCAATATGAAATTTTTGATAGCAAACGAAATGGTTTACGAGTTTGTTATGAGTGTTTAGACGAAGATCAACCACAACTTAAATTAGGAGAACTAAATATAGTTGATCCACAAAATTTATATAATCCTAGAGTTGATTCAGGAGAAGTAGAATCAACAAGCTATTATGCTTTTGATCCTATAGGAGGAGGTGTAACTGAGTTTGGTTCTTCTACTATGGGATTAGATATAAAAGGTGAAGTTGGCGAATTAAAAGTGAGTACAGAATGAGTTGGACATTTACAACATTAAAATCAGCTATACAAGATTATACGCAAAATACTGAATCAACTTTTGTAGCTGATTTAGCAATTATTATTCAACAAGGTGAAGATAGAATAATAAAATCAGTAGAGTTGCCAAACTTTAGAAAAAATGTAACAGGTACATTTACAAGTGGTAATCAATATTTAGCTACTCCTAGTGATTATTTATATCCTTTTTCTTTAGCTGTACTAGATAGTAGTAATAATTACACCTATCTTTTAAATACAGATGTAAGTTTTATAAGAGAAGCTTATCCGTCTGCTTCTACTACGGGCACACCTAAACATTATGCACAGTTTGATGATACAACTTTTATAGTTGGTCCAAGCCCTAGTTCTTCACTAAATGTAGAATTACATTATTACTATATACCTCAATCAATTACAGCATCATCTGATGGTACTAGTTGGTTAGGAACAAATACACCAGAATTATTGCTTTATGCTAGCTTAATAGAAGCGTATACTTTTATGAAAGGCGAACCAGATGTTATGGCTAATTATGAAAAAAGATTTCAAGAAGCATTACAAAGACTTACTTTATTATCTGACGGATATAATCGTAAAGATGCTTACAGGGATGGTCAAAGAAAAATAGATGTCTAATGATCCCATAAACGAGCTACAAGGCAAGAATATTGCAATTGTAGCTATGGGTCAAAGTCAGATAGATTTTCATCTCTCACAGACACATAGCGTTGAATTTGATGAAGTTTGGGCAATCAATGCAATGATAGGAGTTTTACCTAATATAGACAGAGCTTTTATATTAGACCCAATGAGTAGATTCCTTGATACAGAAGATGCTGGAACTATGACACCTATGATGCGGAAACAATTGCCTTTATGTAAATTTCCTATATATACCTGTGAGTTAGATGAAAGAGTTCCTAGTGCAGTAGAATATCCTATAGAGTCGGTTGTTCGTGATTTAGGATGTGCTTACTTTAATAATACTATTCCATATGTAATAGCTTATGCTTTGTGGAATAAAGTAAATAAGATAAGCATTTTTGGAGTTGATTATACCTATAGAAGCAATATGCACTTTGCAGAAGCTGGTAGAGGGTGTGTAGAGTTTTGGTTGTCTAAATGTATAGATGCTGGAGTTCAAATAGAAATAGCACCTAGATCAACTTTATTAGATACAGACGTTGGATTTGAAGAAAAACTATATGGCTATCATAGATTAGATAATCCTAAAGTTGCTTATCAAAATGGTTTTGATATGAGTGTTTGTAGATTATCAGATATACAAATAGAAAAAGAACAAAAGCCTATTGGAATAATAGGTAGAAAAGATTTAGAATTATCTGAACCAGTAGAGCCAAAGGAATATTAATGCACACAGACAAATTTGAAATATCAATAGGTGATTTAGGAGTACAAACTACAGACAATCGAGGACATACTATTGAAGAGGTTGCTGAAATGGCAACAAACAAATTAATATCTATAAGTGATACTGCACCTATGGAAATTAAAGCTCAAGCTCATGCTTTTAGAGCAAGAACTAAAATGGTTGTTGCACATTACATACAAGAAGGAATAAAAAACCATATGTGTACAATATGCAACGAATTGGAAAAACAAGGTCAAACTGACCTAGCAAATATAATAAGGAGGCTGTAATGGCTATATCTCAAGCAATGTGTACGTCTTTCAAAAAAGAACTATTGGAAGCAAAACATAACTTTTTACTTTCTGGAGGTAATGATTTCAAATTAGCTCTATATACATCAAGTGCTACTATGTCAGCAGCTACAACTGCTTACACTACAACTAATGAAGCAACTGGTACTAATTACACCGCTAAAGGTTCTAGTTTAACTAGAGTTAATCCTTCTACTTCAGGAACAACTGCATTTACAGACTTTGCTGATTTAACTTTTGGCACAGCAACTATAACTGCTAGAGGATGCATGATCTTTAATGACACCGCTTCAGGTGATCCAGCAGTAGCTGTATTTGATTTTGGTGGAGATAAAACATCAACAGCAGGTTCATTTACTATTACATTTCCAACTGCTGACGCATCAAACGCTGTTATAAGAATAGCATAGGAATATAAGTGGCAACAGGTTGGGGTCGTGCTGGTTGGGGTGAAGACTTCTGGGGTGCTACTTCAGTATCCGTTGCTGTAACTGGACTTGCAGGAACTACTACATTAGGTAACGAAGCAAATGTTACTGGTGATGCTAATGTAAGTGAAACAGGTGTAGTCGGAACATCTGCATTAAACTCAGTAGTAGCTGCTGGTTTTGCAATAACAGGTGTATCAGGAACTGCATCAACTGTAGGTCTTGGTGACGAAACAGTAACTTGTGATGCTAATGTTTTTCCAACAAATGTAGTTGGAACTACATCTTTAGGCAGTATAGGACTAGTAACAGTAAATATACTTTCAATTACTGGATTAGTTGGAACGTCTTCATTAGGTACAGAAACAGTACAAGCAGATGCAAATATGTCTGTAGATAGTGTATTAGCTACAGGACAAATAACAAATTTATTAGTTTGGAGTTTAGTTGATGATTCACAAACACCAAATTATTCAACAGTATCAACAACACAATCTCCTAATTGGAGTGATGTTGCATAATGATATATAATTTTATAAGAGGAAAATAAATGGCAAGCTCATATGTAAACGACCTTAGACTCAATGAAATGGCGACAGGTGACGCTAGTGGAAGCTGGGGCACAAATACAAATACCAACCTAAGTCTAATTGGTGAAGCTTTAGGCTTTGGAACAGAAGGCATCACTACTAATGCAGATACGCATACTTCTACAGTAGCAGATGGAGCGACAGACCCTGTAAGGGCTATGTATGTTAAATATACAGGCACATTAGATTCAGCTTGTACGATTACTATTGCACCTAACACAATCAATAGGATGCAGTTTATTGAGAACGGTACAACTGGTTCTCAAAACATAATAATTTCACAAGGTACTGGTGCAAACATAACCATACCAGCTGGCGACACTAAAGCAGTTTATCTAGATGGTGCTGGTAGTGGAGCAGCAGTAACAGACGCTTTTGCTAGTCTTTCTACAGTAGACTTAAAAGTACAAGACGATTTAACAGTTACAGATGATCTTATAGTTGGTGGTGATATAGACCTAGAAGGTGCTATAGATGTAAATGGTACATCTAATTTAGACGTAGTAGATATAGATGGTGCTGTTGATATGGCTTCTACACTACAAGTAGATGGAGCTATAACAGGTTCAAGCACAATCAATGGTGTAGGTATATCTTCTAATATTACTAATTTTGCAAACAGCATATTGATTAGTAATGATGCAGGTACAGGTACTTTATCTACTGCTTCTAATAACACAGGTTTAGGTTGGGAAGTATTTGATGACTTAACAGAAGGTGATAATTTAGTTGGTATTGGTTATCAAGCTCTTACTAAAAACACTACTGGTCGTAACAACACAGCCGTTGGTTATATAGCATTAGGTGCTAATACTACTGGAACAGGTAATGTTGCAGTTGGTTTATCGTCTTTAGATGTTAATACAACAGGTGATAGTAATACAGGTATAGGAACAGGAGCTTTAGGTGCTAATACCACAGCAGATAACAACACAGCCGTTGGTGCGTCTGCTTTAAATGCAAACACAACAGGTGCTAACAACACAGCAGTTGGAACAAATTCTTTAGACGCTAATACTACAGCTAATGCTAATGCTGCTGTTGGTTACGCTGCTCTAGGAGCAAATACTACTGGTGCTTTAAATTCTGCATTAGGTTCAAATTCATTAGAATCTAATACGACAGGCGGTAGTAACGTAGCAGTAGGACAAGAAGCACTTACAAATAATACAACAGCTTCAAATAATACTGCTGTTGGTAAAAGTGCTTTAGCAGCAAACACTACTGGTGCAGAAAATACTGCTGTGGGACAAAATGCTTTAACAGCAAACACCACAGCTAGTTTCAATGTAGCAGTAGGGCAAGGAGCGGGAGATGCTATAACTACTGGTAACTACAATACTGCAATAGGTAGGTCTGCTTTGACTGCACTTACCACAAATGCAGCAAATACAGCAGTAGGAGGAACAGCATTAGCAGCCAATACAGCAGCTAATAATACAGGAGTAGGTTACGCAGCTTTAGCAGCAAATACTACAGGAACAGAAAATGTAGCCGTTGGTGCTTTAGCGGGGGATGCAATTACAACTGGCAGTTTTAATACAGCAGTCGGTTATATAGCTTTATCTACTGCCACTACAGCTAATAACAATACAGCTATAGGTCGTGAAGCTTTAAGAGATACTACATCAGGTGATGATAATGTTGCTGTTGGTAAAGAAGCAGCAAAACTTAATACAACAGGAGCAAATATTGTAGCAGTTGGTAATCATGCTTTAAATGTTAATACCACAGGTGCAGCTAATACTGCTATTGGTTCTAGTGCTTTAACAGCAAACACAACAGCAAGTAATAATACAGCAGTTGGTAATGCAGCTTTAGCAGCAAACACTACTGGAGGGCAAAACACAGCAGTTGGTGCTAACGCTGGTGATTCAATAACAACAGCAAGTAATAACACCGCAATAGGATATGAAGCACTTGGTAAACTAACAACGGGTGGTGATAATATTGGAGTCGGTAGAGCAGCGGGACTTGATATAACAACAGGAACAAACAACGTAGCTGTAGGAGTTGAAGCATTAGAAAACACTACCACAGCATCTAACAACACGGCAGTAGGTAAACACGCTGGTAGAGATATCAGTACTGGTGCTAATAATGTAGTAATAGGAGTTGATGCTGGTCACGATGCCTTAACTACAATTACTACTTCAAGCAATACTATAGTTCTTGGTAATAATTCAATTTCTACTTTTGAAGCCAAAGTTGCTTTAACCGCAGGTTCTGATTTAAGAGACAAAACAGATATAGAAAATTTGCCTGATAATGCAGGCTTAAATTTTGTAAATCAAATGCGACCTGTAACTTATGTTTGGGATAATAGAACTAATTATTATTCACATGAACACGAGAAGTATGGTGAAAGAGATCATAGTAAAAAATCATCAGAGAAACAATTAGGTTTTATAGCACAAGAAATTAAAGTAATAGAAAATTCAATAGGTTGGAGTGATGACCATGTTGTTAATACCTCTAATTCACTATCTTATAAATTGATGGAAACTCAATTAATACCAATTCTAGTTAAGGCTTTACAAGAAGCTGATGATAAAATAGACGCGTTGACTACTAGAGTCACGACATTAGAAGGATAAGGAGTAAAAAATGGCAGTAACAAAAGCAATAATAAGTTGTACCCCATACGTGAACAGCAGTAGCAAGGTTGATAAATGGGCTATAGAAATGAAATATGAAAACGATAGTGAAGGTGATGCTACTTATTATACATTTAATTTTTCTACGATTGTTGAACAGTTAGACCGAGATGGTAATGCTAACTTTACGCTCAAAGCTAAAAGCAGTTGGACAAACGCTAACCTAGTAGCTATCTGTCCTGTATCACATTGGGATGCAGTATTTGCCAGTCAAGTAGATAGCGTTATAACTAACCCACCAGTAGAAAGTACACCAGACGAAGCATTTAGCGTACCTAGTTAATGGCAGAAGTCACAGTACATAATATGCCCTCTGTTTACGTTATGGAAACAGAGATGCCTATAAGTATGGTAAAAGACTTAAACGATTATCTTGATGAGTACAAAGAAGACCAAGATAAAAAATCTTTAGCCGATACTTTAGTAGGACAAATATCCCAAGGCGAACAACTGCTGATGGATAATGAAGACTCTAGGTTAAAAAAATATTCTGAGTTTGTATGTAGTCTTGGTGCTGATTACATAAACTTTTTTCATAATAATACAGGTTCTCGCCTTTCTTCTCCAAAAGCAGTAGCCATTGATGAAACATGGTCGGTACATAGTTATGAAGGCGACTATAATCCAATTCATGATCATGGGACAAAAACCATAATGGGAATATCAACTACTGGTTGGACAAAAGTACCACAACAGATATTAGATCAACCTGTGGCTGGATCGCCAAACTACTCCTTATATAATACATCTGGCGATTGCGATGGCTACATTGCTTTTCAATATGGAAGAAACGAATTGATGAACACAACAAGACTTAGACCGCCTCAGTCTTTTGTAATTAAACCAGAAGTAGGAAAACTATTAGTATTCCCTTCTTGGTTACAACACATGGTATATCCTTTCAAGGGAGATGGGGAAAGAAGAACTGTTGCTTCTAACCTTAATTGCTGGGATGTAACTGAACAACCAACAGAAACAGGAGAAAAAAATGGAAATGTTAATTAACGTAATTAGCTGGATTACAACAATAGTAACAGTTGCCTCTATAGTAGCAGCTTCTACACCAACACCTAAAGATGATGTATGGATTGGTAAGCTATATAAGTTTATTGATCTATTGGCTGTAAATATAGGTAAAGCTAAAGAACAAGCACCTGTAGTAGAGTCAAAAGATGGCGACAGCTAAAGATGCTTTAAGTGCTATTGAAACGCACGAAAAAGAATGTAAATTAATTTATAAAAGCATAGATGCTAGATTAGAAGCTGGCTCTAAAAAATTTGATAAATTAGAAATGATGCTTTGGGGTGTATATCCATTTATACTAGCTACTGTAATAGCAGCAAAGTTTATATGAGCAAAAAAGCAAAATCAAAAGTAAATCAAGCAGGTAACTATACAAAACCTGCAATGCGTAAACGTCAATTTAAAAGAATCAAGGCTGGTTCTAAAGGTGGTAATGCAGGGCAATGGAGTGGCAGAAAAGCACAGATGTTAGCTAAAGCATATAAAAAAGCTGGTGGTGGATATAAGTAGTGTCTTATTTAATGAGCAATATACCTCAGTTTAAATGCTGGGTAAGAAAAGAATTTACTTGTAATCATCAAAGATATCACGGGGAATATATTCATGCACTAGCTATTGCTGTTAATACTATTCCAGATAGATCATTAAGTTTTCAAGTAGTATTTACTGGATGTGAAGTTGATAGCAATGAAGATATGGAAAATGTTCATGGTGGTGCTATGTGGGCAAGAATGCCAATACAAGCTTTAGTTGCTGACATACCTGTAGAAGAGTGGGCTTTGCCAATGGAAGATCATTTAGCTCAACCTTGGGATTGCGAATCAAGAGATCACTCAGTAGTTATATTAGACAGAGTAAGTTCTAGCCCCTGGATTTGTAAGATTAACAATGAGTTTTATCAAGGTAAATATTTGTTTACTGTAGATTACACAGATAACTCTATAGCAGATGATCCAGCACAACATAAACAATCTCATGTTTTATATATAACTGAAGAGTGTGAATGGAAAGGTAACATAGTAGCATTGCCTAATAATAGAGTAAGAGCTACAAGTCCTGCTTTGTGGAGAACTGGAGAAGGTGCACCTGACTTTGCTCCATCACAACACATACATTCAGCAGAAGGACATGAAAGCTATCTTGATCCTTTAACGACTTTCAATAATTTATATAGTGAGGGATTTAAAGAGGAAGATTAATGCCATTAAAAAAATCACAAAGAAGTTTAAAAAACTGGACAGATCAAAAATGGCGAACCAAGTCAGGTAAAAAGTCTTCTAAAACAGGAGAAAGATATCTTCCTGAAAAAGCTATTAAAGCAATGTCTAGTTCCGAATATGCTGCTACTACTAGAAAGAAAAGAGCAGATACAAAAAAAGGTAAACAATTTTCTAAGCAGCCAAAGAAAGCTGCAAAAATATCAAAGAGGTATAGGTAATGTATGAATATGCTTGCAAAGTTGAAAGAGTCGTTGATGGCGATACTGTGGATGTTGTTTTGGACCTCGGTTTTGATATTCTTTACAAGTGTCGTGTTCGTTTATATGGTATTGATACTCCCGAGTCACGCACTCGTAACTTGGATGAAAAGGCTAGAGGAAAAATGGCTGGGGCTTTCTTAAAACAAGCTATAGATAATGGCACTCAAGTTGTTATACAAACTAAATTAAAAGATTCTAGAGGTAAATTTGGTAGAGTTTTAGGTAATGTAGTAGTTGATGGAGTAAATATTAACCAGTCAATGATAGATCATTACCATGCTGCTGCTTACTTTGGACAAAGCAAAGAAGCAATAGAAGCAGTACACGATGCAAATAGAACACGCTTAATTGAATTAGGATTATTTGAGCCTGCGAATTAATGGAACAAGCAGTTACATTTATAAATGAAGTAGGCTTTCCTATAGCTGCTGCATTAGGTTTAGGTTTCTTTATATGGAAACTTATCAATCGAATTATAGATGGCATGGAAACAAAACTAGATGTATTAGACGATAAAGTAGCTGATCAAATAGAACAAATGGAATCTAGATTAGGAAGTAAACTAGACTCACAACATGGTATTTTAGTAGCTTTAATAGACAGGGTTCGTAGCTTAGATAATGAAATTATACGTCAAGATACTATGATTAAAACTATTCTAGGTGTGCCACAACTTATTAATATAGATAAGTTGGCTAAAGCAGATCGTGACGATCAACGAAAAGACTAATGGAAAAAAAAAGACCTGATGAATTATTGCTGATAGCTTCTATGATAATTGTCATGTTTGTAGTTTTATCTGTACAAGCTGATGAAATGACACACAAGTTTAAGAACCCAAGCTTTTCTGGTGTTGGTACATCAAGTCATTACTTAACTATAGAAAACCAAGAGTTTAATAGAAAAGAAACTATACGAGAAGAGATTAGAGCTTATCAAGAAGACTTGGAAAGAGAAGCTGAAAATACTACGTTAGCTAGGTTTATTCGTAATTTAGAGAGTAGAATATATGCACAGCTTAGTAGACAGTTAGTTGATAGCCTGTTTGGTGAAACTGCATCTGATTTTGGTGTTCTTGAACTAGAAGGCAACACCATAGAATATAAAGTAGAGGATGATAAAGTAACATTAATAATTACAGATGAAGAAGGCAATACAACAGAAATTACTGTACCTCTCGGTTCTTTTACTTTCTAGTTGTGCATTAATAGTAGACCCATTAAATAATGGTATACCACCTATAAAAAGCATTGAATTAGCAGAAGTTGGTGAATTACTTACAAATTTATTAGAAGTACCTAAACCTATAAAAAAACCTGTAGTAGCTGTATATCCTAATTCTTTTAAAGACGATACAGGACAACGAAGAAGTAACAGTCAATATGCTAGTTTTAGTACAGCAATAACACAATCACCTGATGCTTATCTTATAAGGGCATTAAAACATTCAGGTGTTTTTGATGTAGTTGAAAGAAAAGGTTTAGATAATTTAACAAAAGAACGTCAAATAATACGAACAACTAGAGAAAAATTTGATGAAAAACAAAAGGTTAAGCCTTTGCTATTTGCTGGAATATTAATGGAAGGTGGAGTAGTAGGATATGAAACTAATGTTAAATCAGGTGGAGCAGGAGCAAGATACTTAGGTATAGGTGGCTCTAAAGAATATAGACAAGATTCTGTAACTATATCTTTAAGAACTGTATCAGTTAGTACAGGAAAAATATTATTAGAAGTTTTAGTTACTAAATCAATACTTAGTGCATCTATATCTTCTGATGTGTTTAGATTTTATGCAAACAATACTGAGTTAGTTGAAATAGAAAGTGGCATAGTAGAAAATGAATCAATAAACATTGCCTTACAAATGGCAGTAGAAAAAGCTGTTTTACAAACAATAGAGGAGGGATATGAAAAGGGCTATTGGAAACAAAAAAATGAAGAAGTTAGCATTAATGAGCCTAGTTGTGATGACGAGTGTATCGCAGCTATACGGGGCTGATAATGAGATATTTATAGATCAGTCAGGTGCTACATCTAACTTGGATATAGAACAAGTGGGTGGTAGCGGTAATATAATTGGTGGAGCTACTGCTGCTGCTGGTTCTATGACTGCATTAGATATTGATGGTGCAACTATGACCTTAGATATTCTACAGAAAGGTTCAACAAACAAATTTCTTGGTGATATATGGGCAGATAACTACACAGGTTATTTCTCATTTATAGGTGATACAAATACCTTTAATATGTCTACAGATGAGACTAACGCTACAGGGGCAGATGGTTCTAATGTAAACGTACAAGTTACAGGCAATACAAACACAATGACTCTTAATCATGCTATGACTGCACTAGCAGCTAACTTAGATTTAGATTGGACAATACAAGGTTCAGGAAACTCAATAACATCATCTATAGATGTAGATGGTGCTACTAATTTTATGGATATTGATGGTTCAGATAATACAATAACTTACGATGGTGATGGATATGCTGGAGGTTATTTTTACTTAGATCATACTGGTAGTACAAGAACATTTAACATAGATCAGGAGTCTACATCAGACAATGACTGGCTTAAAATTACATCTGTTGGCTCTAGCGGTACTGTCTGTGTTACTCAGTCAGACGCAACTACTTCATTCGTCTGTTGA